TTAACTGATTAGTATCAGTTCATGCCGTACTGTCATATTAGCTGTTTTCATGCTTTTAGATGATTATAATATTCATATAATAATCAATGTGTTGTATAAATTAATGCCTGTATATTGTTCCAGTGTTTTTCTTTGTTTATGCTATTATGCAAGCAATTCTGTATAAACATTTGTATAAACACTTTGGGCTGGGTGGTCTATGGCTGGCGAACTTAACAAACTGAGCGACAGGAAGTTAAAGGGGTTACATGGCATCCCGGCCAGTAAGATTGAGTTCTATGCTGATGGTGCCGGGCTGAGCGCCAAGGTAACGAAAGCTGGTGGTATTAGCTGGGTGTTTACTTACCGACTCGACGGGCAGAAGCTGCACCGTCTGACTCTGGGACGATACCCGGATATGAGCCTCAAGGAGGCCCGTTCTTCGCGTGATAAATGCCGCCAGTGGCTGGCCTCAGGTAAAGATCCAAAGCACCAGTTGGCGCTGACCACTCAGGAAACGCTTAAACCGGTCACTGTTAAGGAAGCTATCGAATACTGGATACGCGAATATGCAGAAGAGAACCGCGCGAATGTTGAAAGGCACAAAGCGGAGCTGCGTAAACACATTTATCCTTATATTGGGAAAATGGCGCTCGCTGACTGCGAAACCCGTTATTGGCTTGACTGCTTTGACAGGATGAAAAAGAAAACGCCAGTTGCTGCGGGTTATGTGTTCCAGATGTGCAAGCAAGCCCTGAAATTCTGCCGGGTTCGTCGCTATGCTGTGAGTACCGCGCTGGAAGATTTAACAATTCCAGATGTCGGTAAAAAACAGGCAAAAAAAGACCGGGTATTAAACGATAAAGAGGCTGGCGATTTATGGGCTGCCATTACCTCTGGAACTTGCTTCATGCCTTACTACACCAGGCTACTGACAATCTTAATGGTGTTTGGGTGCCGAACGCAGGAGGCCAGACTGTCAGAATGGAGTGAATGGGATATGGATGCCTGGGTCTGGACAGTTCCCAAAGAGCACAGCAAGGGCGGCGAGAAGATTGTAAGACCTGTGCCGGATGCCATGCGCAAATTCATTGAAATACTGCATGATGAAACGAAATTATCCGGCCTTTTGCTTGGATCGGTTAAAGGCAGTGAAGCGGTAAGCCAGTGGGGCCGTAGTGTTTATAAAAAGCTGGGGCATTCTGAACCATGGACACTGCACGATCTACGACGAACACTTGCAACGCATATGAATAATATGGGTATCGCTCCACATGTTGTGGAGCAGCTACTGGGTCACTCAATGCCGGGAGTCATGGCGATTTATAACCGTAGTCTGTACTTGCCTGAGAAACTGGATGCGCTGAATAAATGGTATGACCGTCTCGATATTTTGGCGGGTAATCACTCGAATATTGTTATTTTAAAGGCTGGTGAGAAATGAAGAAGATAAATAAAATGACCGAATTACCGAAATGGTTTTCATTGGACAATTACAATTCTATCAATGGGCTGAGTGATCTTGATTTAATTAATCAGTTAGCTATGAGAATGGAAGTTGCTAATGATGATTTTGAATGGCTTGATACCTATCCCGGAGCAAGAAATGAGTTCGCTTCATTTATGGAAGAAAGATTTAGTAACCCAATTCGGCCACTGAGCGGAAAATTATTTGCAGAAAAAATAAAAAGAAAAAAATATTCTGAATGGCAAATGGATTCCGTCGGAGGTGTTGAGCCTTTAAGATTAATTGATGTGATGCAGTTGTCTAAGAAAGCCGCTCATTATATTGATGAAAATAAAATTAATCGCTCATTGCGTGGACAAAAAAGGTCTGTAAGTAAGACCATAAGCGATAATGATCAAATGCATATTACTTTAGATTTGTCTTGGCCTGATGAAATTTTATTAAGCGATTTGGCTGCATTGTTGCCAATATGGCGAATGGATCTTGAAAGGAAAAGTGAAAATAGTTGTAAGTTAAGTAATAGCTGGAGTGTAATCAAAAAGAAAATATTCGATTACAAGATATTGCCAATGTTAGACCTTATGGAGTGGGCTAAAATTAACAATGCAACAATCACTAACAGAGTTTTATCTTTAGCCCTGTTTCCTAATGCAGAGTATGACGCCATTGGTATCGCTCAAACGATCAAACCGTTCATTAGAAATTTTTCCGCAGATTTTTCTATAGAAATATTAAAGCGCAAAGCTATGGATTCATTTTAATCGGGAAATCCATATAGAAATAATTAAAAAATATCTAATAGTGAACCATGCTTTTTAATAGCAAATAATAGCCTCCACAAAACGTAGAAACAGTGGAGGCAACATGCAAAATATCACCTTTATCCCGCCAAATCCTGAGCAGCGCCGCACCCTTTTAGAGGAGTACGGCTTTAAGTTCGACCGTCGAATCCGTGAAGAAGAATGTAGCGAGATCACCAGCCTTTCCCGTTCCAGCCGTTGGAAAATGGAGCAGCAAGGACGATTTCCATCACGCTGCCACTTCGGACGCAATAGCTGTGCATGGCTTCTTTCTGATGTGCTCTGGTGGGTTCGCAATCCGCCTGCAGTAGAGAACGTCAATAACCCGTACAGCCGCAAATCTGCTTAATTAACTACAGGTAATCGAACATGGAAAAAATAACTGCCTTGGCTGGCAGCGGCCAAACTCAACCCGAAACCAGCCAGAAAGATATTTCCAGCGATAATTTTGCTGCGCGAATCCCTGTAAACATGAGCAAGATTGGCGGGAAAGAAACCCAGTCTGTAAGCGGCCGTATGCTTCATACGTTTCTGGTTGTAGGGCGTGACTTTACCAACTGGATCAAAGGGCGCATTAAGCAGTATGGGTTCGTTGAAGGGGTTGATTATATGATTGTCGAATATTTGACCTCGCCAAAACGGGCGAGCTCAAAATCTCGCCAGCGTATCGAGCATGACTACATTGTCAGCCTGAATATGGCTAAAGAGCTTTCTATGGTTGAGCGCAACGCGCAAGGCAAGATGGCCCGCCAGTATTTCATCGACTGTGAAGAACGTCTGCGCCGCGTAGCACCAGAGGAACATGAGGCGGCGTTGTTGGGCTGGCGTAAAAATCGTGTAGCTGCCTGCGAAGATCATAAGAGTATGGCCGATGCAATGAAGGGCTATATCGAGCGCACCGGCGACAGGCAGCACGGCTTTGCCTACAGCAATGAATGCTCGTTCCTGAATAGCCTTGTGCTGGGTATGCACCCGCGAGTGTGGGCGAAACAGAAAGAAATTCCGGTTAAGCAGCTGCGTGACCATATGAACGCCGATCAGCTGGCGCTGCTGGCTTATCTGGAAAGCCGTGATTGTGCTCTGCTGGATCTTGATACCCGTACAGCAACCCGTAAGGCGAAACTCACCGAACTGGCACAACGCTGGCTGGTTAAGCGTGTTGGAGGTGCTGAGTGATTTTGCATAACTCAATTAGGGTTGCGCAGAATTTGAGCCGACGAAATTCGCACGCGCAAACCAAACTCGGTGATATGCCGAGTTTAAACAACCGCGTACGTTTAACGTACGGACATTGCAACCCATTGAAGGAACTTGATTATAACGAATCGTTAGAATCGGCTGGCAACAAACACGAAAAGTATTCGGGTTCGCCTGAACATCAACACTGCTTAGGTTCGGCAATCATCTTTAGAGGATGTATCAAGGAAAATCAACAATATGCAGTTGAGGTTTCGACGAATTTCTTCGGTAGCTGCAATGGCAGCGCATTTTTGCTCTACGAGGTAAATCAACAACGTACAGTTTTGCACCGTAATCCAGATTTGGCTTACGAGAGGGTAGTAACTCAAAATTACGAGGTTAACCAGCTGTCTCTGAGCGAGTCGGATAACAAACCCTCTTTAAGAGGGGAGGCTCTGATTTCGGCAGTGCCTCACAGCGCTAACGAAATTAGCCCTGTTCAGGAAAAGAGAAAGGGTGGGATTTCAAATCCTACCCTTTGGCTGGTGGTCTACCGACAAACTACCGAGAACCCGGCAGTAAACAGTATTACGGGGAGTAACCCTGTTCAGCTTTCAGATTCCGATCTGGCTTTCTTGCGCTGCTCAGATTTGAGTTTGCGCCCGCAGGCATCCAGAACCCACGCAGAGAAATTAGCACCGGCGTTATCTGCTTTCTCTCGCTCTACGCTGGCGTCAATCTCTTCAATCAGGTCATACGGAAAGCGGATACCTACACGCGAAGATTTATTGTTTTTATTACCTGTAGCCATTGTGGACAACCTCTTAATTATCTTTGGTGAGTGCACACCATACATCAAAGGTAGCCGAAATAAAATGCTTGACGTGGGTGCACACCAAAATATAAAGTGGCTACACACCCTATCCACAGGTAAGGCACAGGAAGTATCAAATGCAGCGAAGCCCAGAGGTGCGCTAACACCTTCCGGGCTTCTGACTACCGCCGTTAACGTAGATAACGAGGCAGCTATGAAAGATCATACCACACACCCGCAAGGGCGGAATAACTACATCTGGCGTTTTCTCGCACTGAGCGTCATCGGGCGCAACGTCATTCACATCACCGCCGCTACCGAACGCGAAGCCCGTGAGCAATCACCTGCTGGCTGCGTGATGGTATTCGCTGGCCGTCTGCCAGTTCGGGAGGCTCGCCATGCGTGAGCCAATCAGCTTAGACCAGGCCGAATATAAATCAGCGCTGGCTGCTTCACTCTTCGAAACCATTCTGGAAAAAGCCTGTGCTGAGTGTTCGGAAACCCTGCTGAACCATATCTCACTGGCATGTGACCTTAATCAGGAAATTCACCGGGCATTAATCGCCGAGCTGCGCATGGGAGAGACAAAATGAGACAGGTTCCTTTTGAAGTCCTGATGCACGCCGAAGACGCACTGGCTTACAGCAATCAGGCTCTGGCTATGCTGGAAATCTGGATGGACTCCCTCGGCGAAGGTGATGAACATGAATCTAACTGTGTGGCCGCCATTTTCAGCCTGGTGCATGAGTCAAAAGATCGTCTACAGAAAGCGCGGGAGGCTTACAGTGCAAAATGACTTTGTAAGCGATGTACGCAGCAAGGCAAACGGCTACTGGCCGTCAATACTGGAGCGCCTGGCGATTCCGACGAATCGCGGTGAGGGGCCGTGTCCGGCGTGCGGCGGCAAAACCCGCTACCGGTTCGACAATAAAGATAACCGGGGAACCTATTTCTGTTCGCACTGTGGCGCGGGTACCGGGCTGGATTTGGTGATGAAGGTCAATCAGTGCGGTGCGAGAGAAGCGGCTGAGCTGGTGGCCGAAGCGATGGCGCTGCCTATGCCGGAACCGAAGCCAGCCAGAGAGAAGCCTCAAACGGATATCGCCGGGAAGGTTGCGGCGTTGGCTGCTAAAGCCTCTCCGGGGCAGTCTGCTTACCTTACATCAAAGGGGCTTCAATGCCCCTTCCCGATGCTGTCCGATGGGTCGCTGCTGCTGGTGCTGAAAAACGGTGCTGGCGCGACGACAGGCGCACAGGTGATTAAGCCAGATGGCAGTAAGCGGCTGGTGGCCGGAACGGTGAAGAAAGGCTCTTTTTGCGTGGTTAATTCCGGTGAAACGCCGGAGACGGTGATTATCGCCGAAGGACTGGCAACGGCGCTTTCGGTTCAGCAGTTTCGCCCCGATGCGACAATTATCGCAGCGATTGACGCCGGGAACCTGCTGCCAGTTGCGCAGGTGATGCGACAGCGTTACCCGGATGCGCAGATCATCATCGCCGCTGATAACGATATTAAGCCTGGCGAACCAAACACGGGGAAATCAGCCGCAGAAAAAGCCGCTAAAGCTGTCTCTGGCTGGGTGGCTTTACCTCAGTCTGAGGAAAAGGCCGACTGGAATGATTTTCACCAGCAACACGGGCCGGAAGCAGCGGCAGCAGCATTTAATGATTCGATGTACCAGCCGGAGGGCGAAAAAGTGGCGGTAAAACTTAAGGCGATTGACGGCGGCAAGAAGCACGGAATCCGCGGAGAAATAAACCTGATCCAGATGGCGGACAACGAAAAGGCATTGTTGCTGGCTGGCCGCTATGAAGGGATCGCCATTCACGCAGAGAGTGAGGCTGTGCACCTGTACCGCGAAGGGGTATGGGTAAAAGCGGCACCACTGGAGTTAAGCCGTGAAATGGTTGCTATTTATAACGAAAATCAAACTAATTTCAGCAAACGTGAAGTAAACAACGTGATCGAAGCGCTGAAAATCGTTATTCCTGTCATGGGTGAACCACGTCGCAGCCTGATCCCGTTTGCCAATGGCGTTTACGATATGGAGAGCGGACAATTTTCTGAACATTGTCTGGAAAACTGGCTGGTTAACCATAATGACGTGGAATATACCGCTCCGACTCCTGGTGAAAATCTCCGTGATCACGCGCCAAACTTCCACAAATGGCTCAGCCATGCCGCTGGCAATGACGCGCTGAAAATGCAACGTATTTCGGCAGCGTTGTTTATGGTGCTGGCAAACCGCTATGACTGGCAGTTATTCCTTGAGATAACTGGCGAGGGTGGCAGCGGGAAAAGTGTCTTTACTCAGGTGGCTACGTTGCTTGCAGGAAAACACAATACTGCCAGCGGCAATATGGCCGCGCTGGACGACGCCGGAGGTCGGGCACAGTTTGCAGGTAAAAGTCTGATAACCCTGCCAGACCAGCCTAAATATACCGGGGAGGGTACAGGCATCAAGGCAATAACCGGCGGTGATGCCATGGAGATTAATCCGAAGTACGAGAAGCGCTATACGGCGGTATTACGCGCTGTCGTGATAGTTACCAACAACACGCCGATGATTTTCACTGAACGGGCTGGAGGTGTAGCCAGACGCCGGGTAATTTTCCAGTTTAATAACCGGGTTCGTGAGGAGGATAAGGATCCAGAGTTAGCGGAAAAAATTTTCGCAGAAATTCCGGTCATTATTCGTCGCCTGCTGACAAATTTTGCCGATCCGGAAAAAGCCCGGCAGTTGCTGCTTGAGCAGCGGGACAGTATCGAGGCGCTGGAAATTAAACGCGCGTCGAACCCTGTCGTTGATTTGTGTGCAGCGCTGGCGTTTATTAGCGAACCGCGCGGGCTGATGATGGGCGGAGGCAAGAAAGCAGATACCGAGCGCCAGCCAAGACAGTACCTGTATCACCTTTATCTGGAGTTCATGGACTACATGGGACTTACCAGACCTCTTAGCGTGAACGAGTTCGCCAAGGCGGTAAAAGAGGCAGCGAAGGAGTATGGTGGCGAATATCTCACGCGAACGGTAAAGGGGCGGAGACAAACCAACGTACAGATTACCGATAAAGCCGACGAGTTTTTATAAAATTTGACCTGGTTATCTACCTTGTCTACCTGATGATATATTTTTCTTTATATTCATTAGGTTAAGTGGGTAGATAACCCATATTTAGTTATCTACCTGTTATCTACCCTGTCTACCTGCTTCAAAAATCGGATCAGGTAGAGGACTAATGTAGAGAGGTAGACAGCAGGTAGACATTAAAAATAGGGTCGTCTACCCGATCAAAGCCTTGTGCCACAAGGGCTACAGCGATTAGGTAGATAAGGTAGACAACACCGGGTAAAACTTTTCACACACAGTGCAGAGAGGGAAAAATGTTAGAAGCCGGAATGGTTGAGAAGAAGTCAGCAGGTAGCGCAGCCCTCTGGATGCGTGAAGCCGTGGAGGCAATAGATAAACAGTTCGGCACGGGCTATGCCAGAGAGCACCCTGAGCTGGTGGCAGGATTCATGCAGGCGGCAGCCATTGATCAGGCGGGAATGTATATCCGGTCACTGGTGGAAACGCTGGATTTATGGCCTGGCTCGCTGACTTAAAGCTGAGAGCGAACGGACACTTAAACGTATATTTTTTGATTTTATAACCGTGGATGGGGTGAAAATGAGGAAAGGCAATAGTGTGAAAAAATATACCGTCTGTTCTGGCAGGCCGATGTTAAGCGTGCCAGCGGATCACCTGGCTTACTGTGATGCCCAAAAATACCCCGTGATTATCATCTGGAAGCGTGCGCGGTATGCTGATGTGACATGGTTGAATGAACCTTTCCAGCATTCACATGGCTGGCTTTGGCAACGCGATGACTTCCGGGCTGATATTGAGGAAAGGGGAGAGACTATTTTCCGACGTTACAATCGTGGGGAAAAATCAGCGCGTGCAATCCAGCACAGCATGATGACACTCTACGATCTGACAATCACCGGCGCTGAGATGGCCGCCAGTGACTTGTTTGACATGACGCTAAGTATCGTTGCTGAGTATGAGGAAAGGCGCGAAAACGCTACCTTAATCGATGGTGATACCATGAAGGTTTTTTCTGACTGAAGGAGCAAAGCAAATGTTTACTTATAAGGACGTTCTGGAACATCGGAAGGTGCATGGCATTGAAAATGCCGTACAGGATATGGGAGTTAATGAGTACGCTGCTGCACTTGATAAAGATGCGGTGGTGATGATTGATTCTCACGGCTTCATTGTGGATTCGTTCACGGGAATGGCTCTGGCTGCTGATGGCGAACAGCTGGATCTCCTCATAGCGCATCTGGAGAAAATGCGTAAGGATATGCCGGAAAAGAACATGCGGGATTTGCTGAATAAATAAATTTTGTAAATTATTCGTACTCATGTTTACCCGTGATTACCCCTGTCTCTGACGGGGGTTTTCTTTATATTTTTCATGTATATCTTGAAGAGTGGCACTCAGACGTGAGCCGCCACTGGCCGTTAAGTCAAGCTGTAGCGAGTACAGCCTGCGAGAGGCAGAAAAAGATTTAACGGCCATCCCTCCCGCGCTGGTTTCACGTCTCAATCTTAATTGTTACGGAAACCACTCCATGAAGAAATTACTTGAATTACGCCAGCAGAAAGCCGCACTCAAAACGCAGATGCGTAATATGCTGGAGAAAGCCGACATTGAAAAACGCAGCCTGAATGAAGAAGAAGGTAAGCAGTTCGACGAACTCCGCGCCCAGGCTGATACTCTTGAAATTGAAATCACCCGCCTTGAAGCCGTCGCTGACGATCAGCGCAATCTGCCTGGTACTTCCGTTGAAGGTGAGCCAGTAAGCAACGACGAGCTGCGCCACTACATCATGACAGGTGATACCCGTTCTCTCTCCACGCTGGTGCAGGCTGACGGCGGTTATACCGTTATCCCTGAGCTGGACAAAGAGATTATGCGCCAGTTGCAGGATGATAGCGTGATGCGCTCCATCGCAACGGTGAAGACGACCAAAACCAACGAATACCAGAAGCTGGTATCTGTGGGCGGCACTACCGTTAATCGCGGCACAGAAGGTGAACCACGCACCGAAACCAGCACGCCGAAGATGGAGCGCGTTGATATCAAACTCAACCCGATCTACGCCTACCCGAAAACCACTCAGGAGATTCTCGACTTCTCCGAGGTGGATATTCTGGGCTGGCTGTCTTCTGAAATTGCCGACACCTTCACCGCTACCGAAGAGAGCGACTTTGTGAACGGCGACGGTGATAAAAAATCCAAAGGTTTCCTGTCTTACCCTCGCGCGGCCACTGCCGACAAAACCCGTCCGTTCGGTACGCTGGAGAAGATGGAAGCCGCTGACGTTTCCTCTGATGGCCTGATCGACCTGCTGTATAAGCTGAAAGCCAAATACCGCAAGAACGCCGTATGGGTGATGAATTCCAACACCGCCGCCAAACTGCAAAAGCTGAAAAACGGCAACGGGGATTACATCTGGCGCGATCGTCTGGTTGCCGGTTCTCCCGATACGCTGCTGGGCCGTCCTGTTCAGTATCTGGAAACCATGCCTGATGCGGAAGCGGGCAAAGCGTTCCTCGCGGTTGGCGACTTCAAGCGCGGCTATTTCATCGTGGATCACACCACTGGCGTGCGTACCCGTCCTGACAACATCACCGAACCGGGTTTCTATAAGGTGCATACCGATAAATACCTGGGCGGCGGCGTAGTGGACTCCAACGCCATCAAGGTGCTTGAGCTTTCCGGCTCCGGTTCCTGATTTGACGTTTAAGGGGCTTCGGCCCCTTTTTGCCCTCTGTGGAGTCCAGTAATGAAAACAATCGATTTTGAAATCCGTACCTCCGAAGTGAGCGCCAGCAACAAAAAGCTGGTGGGCTATGCCGTGCGCTGGAACAGTCTCTCAGAAATTATCTGGGACGAGTTCCGTGAGCAGTTTGCGCCGGGCGCATTTAAAGACAGCCTGGCATCCGGTAGCGATGTGCGTGCGCTGTACGAGCATAACTATACCCAGCTGCTGGGCCGCACTAAATCCGGCACGCTGGTGCTGTCCGAAGACGATACCGGGCTGCGCTTCGAACTGACCCCGCCGAATACCCAGCTTGGCAACGATGTGCTGGAGCTGGTGGAGCGCGGGGATATCTCCGGCATGAGCTTTGGTTTCCGGGCGCTGAAAGAGGCGTGGGATATTGCTCAGTCTCCATACCTGCGCACTGTTACCGCTGCCGAACTGCGGGAGATTACCGTTACCTCTATGCCTGCTTATCCTGAGTCTGGCGTGGAAATCGCGCACCGTTCGCTTTTCTCCCAACATCCTGAACTGCGCCGCGCTGGCGATAACCGTCGCCGCTGGGCTGAATTAGCGGGGCTTTGATATGTGGAATATCTGGCCGTTTGGCCGTAAGTCTGAACCCTCCGAACAGCGCAGTATGACCATTGATGAGTGGCTGGCGATGGCAGGGATTCCAAATACTGGATCAGGCGAGTATGTGTCTGCGGGTACTGCGGAATCTCTGCCGGCGGTCATGAACGCCGTATCAGTTATCAGTGAGGCGGTGGCAACAATGCCCTGCTATCTCTACCGCGTCCGTAATGATAATGGTCGTGAGGCGCGAGAATGGCTGAGTAATCACCCAGTGGATTTTCTCCTGAACGAGCAGCCGAACGACTGCCAGACGCCTTATCAGTTTAAACGCACGATGATGCGCCATTGTCTGCTGAATGGTAACGCCTATGCGGTGATCAAGTGGGGCCGCGACGGCCAGCCGCAATCCCTGCACCCGTATGCGCCGGGGGCGGTTGTTCCCGAGCGTATCGGCCAGCATAAGTACAAATACACCGTTACAGAGCCGTTTACCGGGGCTGTGCGCACCTATCTACAGGAAGAGATTCTGCATCTGCGTTACTCCACCGATGATGGCTTTCTGGGGCGTTCGCCTATCACCGTCTGCCGTGAGGCGCTGGGGTTAGGTCTGGCACAGCAGCGCCACGGTGCCAGCATTATGAAAGATGGCATGATGGCGGCTGGCGTGGTGGTCACTAAAGAGTGGCTCGATAGCGTGAAGGGCAAACAGGCGATGGATGCACTGGATCGCTACAAGGGCGCCAGAAATGCCGGTAAAACACCGATCCTTGAAGGTGGCATGGACTACAAGCAGCTTGGCATGAGCAATCAGGATGCCGAATGGCTGGCGTCGCGCCGGTTCTCCATTGAAGACATTGCCCGCATGTTCAACGTGTCGCCCATCTTCCTGCAGGAATACAGCAACAGCACCTACAGCAATTTCAGCGAAGCGAGCCGCGCCTTTCTCACCATGACCATGCGCCCGTGGCTGGCGAACTTCGAGCAACAAATCAAATCTGCTTTGCTGGTGGCCTCTCCGGTTCCGGGAACCCGCTATCAGGTGGAGTTTGACTCTGCTGACCTTCTCCGTGCCACACCTACCGAGCGTTACGCCACTTATGAGCGCGGCATTAAGAACGGGATCATGAACCCGAACGAAGCCCGTGAGCGTGAGGGGATGCCGCCGCGTGAAGGTGGTGACGAATTCAGCCAGGCATGGAAGCAGCAGATCGAAGTAAATAGCGATAAAGAGGGTAAGTCTGATGGTTAATCAACTGTTCCTTCACGAGTGTTTTGAATATTCAAACGGTGCTTTGATCTGGAAAGAAAGGCCAGTTCATCATTTTAAATCCAAGAGAGGGTTTAACAGTTTCAATACACAATTCGCTGGAAAAATTGCAGGGCGGTGTAATTGTCGTGGTTACTGGCAGGTTGGTTTAAGTGGTCACCGCCTGCTTAATCATCGGGTTATCTGGATGATGTTTCATGGTGATATTCCGCAAGATTACGAAATTGACCATGTGAATCACGTTAAGGGCGATAACCGTATAGAAAACCTTCGGTTAGTTACCCATATGGAAAATGGGAAAAATCAGTCTGCCGGAAAAAATAATAAGTCTGGCTTTAATGGCGTACTGAAAAGTAAAGAGGGTAATCGGTGGAGGGCGTTTATTTCGGTGAATCGCAAAAAAATTCACCTTGGTTCATTTCTTACCAAGCAAGCAGCAATTCAGGCGAGAAAGTCTGCGGAAATTAAATATGGCTATCACGCTAACCACGGAGGCCAGGTATGAGAGCCGGGAAGATGAAGCGCCGCGTTACCTTCCAGAAGTCAGAATCTCATCGTGGCCCTACTGGCGAGATTATCTACGAATGGTCTGACCTCGCCACCGTCTGGGCTGAGATTCGGACTATCAGCGGGCGCGAGCGTATGTCATCGGGTGCTATTTACTCTGAGGCCACCGTGCGTATCTGGACGCGCTACCGCGAAGATATCACCACCGCAAACCGCATTCTGTACCGCTCGCCAAACGTCCGGGGGCAGGTTTACGGCATTGTGGCCGTAATTCCTGATGTGGATCACACCCGGCTTGAGCTGCTGTGCAAGGGAGGCATTTTCAATGAGTGAGTTAATCGGACTGGAAGAAGCAAAGCTGCATTGCCGTATTGATGATGATTATGAAGACACGCTGATACAGGCGTACATCGAAGCTGCGCTGGAGGTCTGCCAGAAGCATATTGGCAAGCGATTTGATAACGGTCTGGAGTTCACCCCTGCTATCAAGATCGGCTGTCTGATGTACGTTTCTCAGCTGTACGAGTACCGCACGATGATTGGTGACACCGACGCCAAGGAGATACCGATGGCTGTCTCTGCGTTGTGGTCTGTCTACCGAGATGTGGGGGTGTACTGATGCCGTGGCAACCACTACGCCGGTGCACAGAGCCGGGATGCAATAAACGGGTGAAGTCTGGCAAGTGTGACGAGCATAAGCGGGAAGCGTGGCGGGCAGAGGATGCCAGACGCGGCCACCGCCGCGCGCGTGGTTACTCAGCATCATGGGAGAAGTACCGCGCTCAGTACCTTAAGCGCTATCCGCTGTGCGTTGAGTGTCAGAAGCTGGGCCTCTACGTGCCTGCAAAGATTGTCGATCACATCATCCCTATCAACGGCGGTGATGACGTTCTGTTCTGGCCTGAGTGGAATCACCAGCCGTTATGCCAGGCGCATCATAACCAGAAGACCACACAGCAAGACCCAACCACCAAAGCGAAGCGCAAAGCAGGGCTGTACCGTGAGCAGGAAGATCGTGCAGCCCGTCGCAATGACTGGATGTATGAGGCTGACAATGACTGAGCAGGAACAGCAGCGGCTGATTAGTGGGCTGATAAAGCAGCGCGAGGCATGGCAACCAGCCAGACAGAGAGCGCACACGAAGCCCGTAGCAAAGCGCATGAGCCAGCGTGACCGGGAGCTTATGGAATGCTTCCGCAACCACTGACAGGGCGCATGGACGGGGTGGGGGGAGGTTTTAAAGACAAACCCCCTGCTGCAAGGCACCACCCGCCCCCTCAAATTTTTACGCACGGTGATTTTTTTGAAAATAAAACAGACAGGAAAACAGTAAGTTATGGCAAGACCACCCAAACCGCCCGCCTACCTTGATGAAATCGCGGCGCAGCAGTGGAAAGCAAAGGCGAAGCAGCTGGCGGAGCGCGGGGATCTGACGCCTGCCGACTGGAACAACCTTGAGCTGTATTGCGTCAATTACTCGATGTACCGCAAAGCAGTGGAAGACCTTGCTACGCGGGGATTCAGCATAGTGAACAGCCAGGGCGGTGAGAGCCGTAACCCGGCACTGAGCGCAAAAGCGGATGCCGAAAAAATTCTCATAAAAATGTCGTCGCTACTGGGCTTTGATCCGGTAAGCCGCCGCCGTAATCCGGTAGAAACGGAAGAGGAGGACGAGCTTGACCGTCTGGAATGATTACGCCAACGCCATTAAATCGGGTGAAATTCCGGCCTGTAAGCGCGTAAAACAAGCCGTTGAAAGGTACTTTTCAGACCTGAATGACCCTCGTTATGAGTTCGATACGGCGACCGTGGAGCGGTTTATTGCCTTCTCCCGGCTCTGTCCACACGTCAAAGGCCCGCTGCGGGGCCAGCCAATCGAGCTGGAGCCGTGGCAACAGTTCGCTTTTGCTAACCTGCTGGGCTTTAAAGTCAGGGAGTCAGGTCGCCGTAAGTACAGCAGCGCCTTTATTGAGGTGCCGCGCAAGAACGCCAAATCCACCGTAGCCGCCATGCTGGCTAACTGGTTTCTGGTAATGGAGAAGGGCCAGCAGGATATCTACACGGCGGCGGTGAGCCGGGATCAGGCCCGAATCGTATTCGACGATGCCCGCCAGATGTGCCTGCTGTCAAAACCGCTGAAAAAGCGCGTCAATATCCAGGCGCATAAGGTCATTTTCCCGAAGAGCAACAGCCTGTTAAAGCCGCTGGCGGCGAAAGCGGCCACCATTGAGGGGACTAACCCCAGCCTGGCAATTGTCGATGAATACCACCTTCACCCGGATAACGGCGTTTATTCCGCGCTTGAGCTGGGTATGGGCGCACGTCCTGAGGCGATTTTGTTCGCCATCACGACCGCCGGGAGTAACGTTGTCTCCGCCTGTAAACAGCATTACGACTACTGCTGCCAGATTCTTGCCGGGGAAGAGAGCAACGATTCGCTGTTTGTCCTGATCTACGAGCTGGACGACGAAAGCGAGGTTGAGCAGCCTGAAATGTGGATCAAGGCCAACCCTAACCTGCATGTGTCCGTTGACGCGGCGAAACTGGAATCCACAATCCAGAAAGCGCGGGGCATACCGTCGCAATGGGTGGAAATGCTGACCAAACGTTTCAATATCTGGTGTCAGGGCTCCACGCCGTGGATGGGCGCCGGTGCATGGGATGCCTGTGCGCTCGACTATAACGAAGACGATCTGGCCGGAATGGAGTGCTACGCCGGGTTTGACCTGTCCTCTACCAGCGACATCACCAGCGTGAGTTACGCTTTCCCGTTCGACAGGGAGATCCGCCTGCTGACCCGTCATTATCTGCCGGAAGCCCAGCTACTTAACGTCGCCAACAAAAACCGCGCCATCTACCGCCAGTGGGTAAAAGCGGGATGGATACGCACCACGCCCGGCGACTGCATCGACTATGACCGCATCCGTGACGATATTCTGCGCGACGCTGAAATCTTCAATATCAGGCTGGTGGGTTTCGATACGTGGAACGCCACGCACCTGCGCACCCAGCTACAGGGGGCGGGGCTTGATGTGGAGCCGTTCCCGCAAACCTATCTCAAATTCAGTCCGGTGGCGAAATCATTTGAGGTGTTCGTTAACCGTAAGGTGGTGCGTCATCGTGGCGATCCGGTTCTGGCCTGGGCAATTGGAAACGTGGTGATGGAGTCCGACGCTAACGCCAACATTAAGCCCAACAAAAAGAAATCCTCTAACAAGATAGACCCTGCGGTATCTGCGCTGATGGCGTTCGGCACCTTCCAGGCTGAGCATGAGGATTTTGCTTTCGATATGAGCGACAGCCACAAACAACGGCTGGCGACATTTAACGGTATCTGACTGGAGTAAAACTATGAATACAGCAAACCATGAAACCATGAGCACGATCCTTCTGAGCGGCTCGCTGGCTAAACTTTTTGGCCGTACTCACCAGCGGCTTATTGGCCCGACACGTGAGGCGTTTACTGCGTTATCCGCCACCATTCCCGGCTTTCAGAAATTCATGAATACCAGCAAAGCCCGAGGGCTAACGTTCGCTGTATTCGTGGACAAAAAGAACGTTACTCAGGATGATCTCGATTTTCCGAACGGCAACAGGACTATTCGAATTGTTCCCGTCATAATCGGGAGCAAAAAAGCTGGCGTACTGCAAACAATTCTCGGCGCTGCGCTAATTGCAGTGGGGGCTGTGCTGAGTTTTACACCCTGGGCAGCAGCTTCACCATTTTTCTATAAATTTGGCGCAGCGATGGCCTTGGGCGGTGTTGTTCAGATGCTATCACCTCAACCTACGGGTTTAGCCAGCAAACAAAGTGCCGATAATAAAGCCTCGTATGCGTTTGGTGGCGTTACTAATACTGCCGCGCAGGGCTATCCCGTCCCTCTGGGATATGGTAAGCG